GGGAGTCATGGCGGGTGTTACTGGTAGCCGGTAGCACCCGCCACCTCTCACGGAAAGGCAAACAATGAGTTCAGAACTATGGGAAAAACAAGCCGCTAGCAGAGTGCAAAAGCCAAAAGCAGAAAAAGCACCGGCAAAAGCACCAGCTAAAAAGGCACCCGCTAAAAAGAAATAAATAAATGGCATACGTAACGCGCGATTTAGTTAAGCAGTATCTCGGCATACCTGACGCTACAAGTTCAGAAAACACGCCGATAGATAACGCTATAGCCGCCGCTGACGCAGAAATCAACCAGATAACAGGCCGCACGTTTGTTGTTCCATCAGGAGCGACAGCTAAAACGTATGTTCCGTTTGACGACTATACGGTTTACGTTGATGATATTGCCCAAACCACCGGTTTGATAGTAAAAACTGATACTGGTTTAGATGGCACTTATGACACAACTTTGACTATCACTGAAGATTATGTTTTAACCGGCAATAGTGCGCCTTATCGAATGATTAAACGCGTAGACGGTTCAGCGTTCCCGCGTGACCGTTACGGCAGGCCCACAGTGGAAGTAACCGCTTTTTGGGGTTACGGTATGGCTGTACCTGACCAAATCGCTCAGTGTTCGCTAGTTATTGCCGCGAGGTTGTATCAGCGTAAAAGTTCACCGCTTGGGTTTCAGGCGGGGTCTGTCGATGTCGGGTTTGTTCGCATCAGTCGCACCGATCCTGAAGTTATCGCACTGTTACGGGGTTTGAAGCTACCGGCGGCGGCGTAATGGATTACGACCAGATACGCGCAGGGGTTAAAACACGGTTAGAAGCTGTGAGTAGCCCGCAGGCGTTTGTCGCAGTCCATGACAACGTACCCGATTTTGTTACCCCGCCGTGCGCTATTGTGGTACCGGCTAATAATCTCATTACCTATCATGAAGCGATGGGAACAGTAGCGGCAGGCTTAAAAACGTTACGGTTTAACATTTTGATTCTGGCGCAACGTTTCGAGTTAGCGTCTAGCCAAGAATTGTTAAACGACTATTTAGTGAGCGTTCCTACCGCGTTAGAAGCAGACAAAACGCTCGGTGGTACGGCTGAAACTTTACTAGTCACAGAAGCCACAAACTATGGACCTGTTACGTTCGCAGACACTACACTATTAGCGGTACAGCTAGATTTGGAGGTTTACGCCGCATGAAATTAAAAGTTACCAGTAGCCACGAAATTGCCGGCGTTAAAAAAGGCGGTTTCGTTGATACTGAAGATAAAGACCTAGCCCATATTGACTTTGAAGCGTTAATTGAAGGCGGGCATTTAGAAAAAGCCAAAGCTAACAACAAGGAGAATTAGAATGGCAATTTATATGAATGAAACCGTTACGGTTACGGTGAATAGTGTCGATTTGACAGACCATATTACGTCAATCGACTTCACCGAAAGCGTTAGCGAAATAGAAACCACAGCTATGGGCGACGCAAACGTTACCCGCATAGGTGGCTTAAAAGACGGTTCAGTGTCTATTTCATGGCACCAAGACTTTGCTTCAAGCGAAGTTTACGCCACGTTAAACCCACTGTTAGGCACCACAACTACTGTTGTTGTTAAGCCAACCAGCGGCGCAGTTTCAGCAACTAACCCAAGTAAAAGCGTGAGTTGTTTAGTAACAGAACTACCGTTTGTATCCGGCGCTGTCGGTGAACTTGCAACATTTGACACAAGTTGGCCATTTACAGGAGTAGTAACAACCGCTACGTCATAACAAATTTAGAAAGGCTACACAATGATTGATTTAACGATCACAGTAACAACAGAAAACGACACATGGAGTGTGAAACCTACGGTTGGCACCTATGTGAAGTTTGAACGGCATTTTAACCAGCCGGTAACACAGCTAAGCGGTTCCATATCAATGGAACATCTTTGTTGGTTAGCTTGGGAGCAGTCCCGACATGAAAACCGGCCTGTTAAACCGTTTAACGAATTTATAGACACGGTAGTTGATTTACAATTAGGAGAACCTGACGGCCCTTTAGAAAAGACAGCCTGACCTACAGAACGGCACAGTTAGCTATTGTTACAGGTCAGCCGTTAAGCGATCTTCTAAAATTCACACCGGATTTATTAAACGCGTTATTGTTGGCACATAACGAAAGAATTAAGGAACAGAACAGAAGAAGTAAGAAGAAACGGTAACGATGGCAACACAACAAAGCACCGGCCCTATAGGAGTAACGGTATTTGGTGGGCGTGAACTTAGGAAAGCGTTAAAAGACACCGCCGGCGATACTGAAGATTTGAAAGAGCTGAACAAGAAAATTGCTGAAATTGTTGTTGATGAAGCCGTTAAACATGTCCCTGTTCGATCAGGTAAGTTAAAAGCGTCTTTGAAAGCACGCGGCGCGGCTAGTAAAGCTTACGCTACGGCAGGCCGTAAATCTTTGCCTTACGCTAACGTTATTCATTGGGGTTGGGAACAACGAAATATAAAAGCGTCTTTATTTCTTACTACTGCTTTAGCGACAAAAACGCCTACAATTCTTGACACTTACGGCAAAGAATTACAAAAAATACTTGAAAAGAACGGTTTAGATTAATGGCTAGTAATAAAACAAACGTAAAAGTAGCTATCACCGGTGACGCTAAAAAATTTCGTAAAGCACTTAAACAATCTGAAAACGATTTAAGCAAGTTCGAGAAAATAGGCGGTAAAGCGTTCGGAGCGTTAAAAACCGCCGGAATAGGTATGGCGGTAGGTTTAGCCGGCGCGTTCGTTAAAGCCGGTTTAGATTTTGAAAAAATGGAAAAGGTACTTATTCAAGGTACCGGCGCATCAGGGGAAGCGTTAAAAGACCTTAAAGAACAAGCTACCGACGTTATGAAAACGGTGCCGGAAAGCGCCGAAACAGTAGCCACCACTATTGCTGATGTAAATACGCATTTAGGTTTAACCGGCGACGAATTAGAAGATACCAGCAAACTGTTTCTCGATTTCGCTAGGGTCGCTGAAGTTGATGTATCTAATGCAATAGGGGCGCTTGACGCTCAATTAACACAATTTGGTTTATCAGCCGGCGACAGTGAAGAAGTGTTAGGCGACCTGCTACGAATCAGCCAAGCAACCGGCGTACCGATGGACAAGTTGCTAAAACAAATGGAAACGTTCGGCCCTATATTTGCTAACGCTAATTTTACCGCTGAAGAAACCGCCGCGATATTAGGACAGTTAGAACAAGGCGGCGTTGATTTAACTAGAGTAGGTCCGGCGTTAAACAAGTTCTTTCGTGATGCCGCCAAGAACGGCAAAAAACCACAGAAGGCATTACAAGACACCGTAAAAGCGATAGAGAACGCTACTAGTACCACCGAAGCCCTAAACATTGCAACGGCGGCGTTTGGCGCTGAAGGCGCACAACGTATGGTCAGCGTTATTCAATCAGGCAATTTTGATTTAGAAGAATTTAACGGGCTATTAGGGGAAGGCACCGGCATAGTAGACGAACAGGCAGAAGCCACCGCCACCCTGTCAGACAAATTCAACACGTTAAAAAACAAGGTTTTAGCCGAATTAGGGCCAGTAGCTATTGCCGTAATGGACGGCATTATGAACGCTATGGACGCGTTAATGCCGGTTGTTGAAAACATTATTACAGCCGTTAAAGATTTTTTTGCTTCTGAAGGGTTCCAAAAATTTGCTGAAGGCGTAGGTGAAGTAATCGGCGTAATAGTTGGAGCGGTTGACGGTTTATGGAGTGCGATTGAAACAACTATTGGTTTGATTGTGGATTTGTTTGAAGGCGATTTTGCGGGAGCGTGGGAAACATTAAAAGGCATTGCAAGCGGAGCGTTAGAAGTAGGTAAACAATTAGGTTCTGATTTAATTAACGGCATTATGGACGGTTTAGAAGCAATAGGCGGTTTCGTTTCTGATTTAGCTACCACTTTGTCTGACGCGTTTGTTGGGGCCGTTAAATGGGCGTTAAATAACATAGTTATTGATCCGATAAATTGGGCGATAGAAAAAGCGGTTGATACTCTTGATGTTACGCTTGGGCCGTTTGTTAATTTTGATAAAGTAGACGAATTTATACCACGCCTAGCAGAAGGCGGTATTGTAACCGGCCCGACGTTAGCGCTCATAGGCGAAGCCGGACCTGAAGCCGTGGTACCCCTTGACGGAAACCACAGCGTAGGCGGTTCTACTTATATAACCGTGAACGTGACCGGCATATCAGGCGAAGAAGTAGTGAACGCTATTAAACGAGAAACAGAAATGCGGGGCGCGGCAGTATTCCCAACTGTTTCAGGGCGTAGAACATGACCATTTACACAGGGTTTGATGTCGAAATTGGCGGGTTTACTTCTTCTACCACTGTTACCGCTTACGGCACCGCTGACGATTCAATAGATTTTACTAGCCGCGTTTTGTCTATAAAAGTAGACCACGAAATTGGTTTAGGGGAAATAGGAAGATCAAACGTTGAAGTTGTATTAGAAAACAATGATGGAGCGTTAAGCCCTGACGGTTCCGGTACTTACGGTTCTTATGATTGGTTAGCACAACCGTTGTTTATTATCGCTAGAGCAGGCACCAGCAACCCGCCTGACAGGTTAGAAACCGACGCGTTAGGGTTAAAAGCGCCTTTTTTTGGTGGGCCTATCGTCAAGTTTGATTACCAAGATGACGGTTTTACTTCTACTGTGACGCTAGAAGCAACTGATTGGCTTTCTTTTTTCGC